CAAACAAGTCTTCTACTCTATCACTAGTACGTGACTCAGGAGTATCAATACCCATAATACGTACACGCTCGTCTTTTAGGCAAACACCAAAACCTAGATCGATATCTACGTCTACTGTGTCGCCGTCGACTACTTTAATTACTACTACATCATACTCGTTATTGTGTTGCATTGTGGTGCCCTCTCTAAATAATTATGTGCCCATAATATTTAGCCGTAAAAAAAGGGTTGCAACCTAATGAAGCAACCCTTTTTATTTATTGTGTGTTTAGCTTAGAAGTTGAAGCTTAGATTCACACTTGGTGTTACTTCTTCTGCATCAAAGTTGTAGTTAGCGTCTGCTTTTAGTGTAAGACCGTTAAAGCCTGTTGTATACGCTGCACCGACATTTTGTGTTGCATCGTTTTCGTCACCGTTCATGTACGCTGTTATGCCCATTACAGTTACGTCTGCTTCAAACGCAAATACTTCTGTTGCATATGTCATTGTTGTGCCAACGCCTGCTCCAGCTAGTTCTGTTGCTACACGGCCACCCCAGATATACTTCTCTGTAGTATCGCTATAGTCAACTGCTGCTGTAACATCAAGTACTGGCAAACTCATTGTGTATGCTGCTTGTACGTTTGCTACATCAGTAACATCTGTAGTTACGTCTGCAAAGCCTAATGCAAAATCTAAGCCATAAGCTGATGCTTGTAGTGATTCAGTCATTGCTAGATTTGGATCGCTTAGTGCGTCAAAGCCTGCGTCTGCAATAGCTGTTGGCATAATGCCACCTTGGTCACCGTATGACAATGTTACTTCGCCAACAGTTGTACCAACGTGGTACTCGTCTAGTGTCAAGTTACCACCGTCTACTGAGTCAAAGTTGAAGCCACCAAAAGCGGCAGTGTTGTCTGAAGCAAAGTCCATACCTAGTGTGGTAGTTGCTTCATACTTGTTTGTTGTTTGGTTTTCTGTGACGTCTACTTCTACAGAGAATGAAACTGGTGACGTAGCTGGCGCTACGGTTACTGTTTCTGTTGTTGTTTCAGCTAGTGCTGAAGTAGCTGCTAGTGCTGCTACTGTTAATGCTAATGCTAATGTACGCATGTTTTTTCGTTAGTCCTTTGATACCTAGTTCTTTGTGAGCCGATTGCTCACATGTTACTTACTTCATATACAGATTTTCTGCATCTGTTATGAGCTAATTTTACTAGTTTTGTAAAAACATAAAAAAAGAGTGTTACATTTCTGCAACACTCTTTAATGCTATGTTTGGTAACAAGGTCTAACTACCTCGTAACAGCCTAGGCTGCTAATGCTATATTTGCGTTTGCAATTATAAAGTTTCTTCGCGTTAACCCAGCTTAGATCGGGGTAACTCCACTCGCCTATTAATCCGCCTGTCGATCCTATTTCAGCCCCATCAAATACACTCTGCGTCTGTCCTTACTTGTGGGTACCATCAGTTTCTGGTAACTACAAAGTGTATATGGTGGAGCTGCCGGGTACCGCCCCCGGGTCCAGCTCGTCGTTTAGCTTGTTTCAACGTTACATACTATTTATAACACGTTTAAAGAAACATGTCAAGTTCTTTTGTTTGTTCTTGTGAAAGTTTTTCTTTTGGTGGCTTAATTGGTTGTAGCCAACTGTCTGCAATGTATGCTCTAGGGCTAGGCCCTAGTTGTATGTCTATGTCGTCGCCTTCTATCCACCAATAGTGATCGTGTACAAGGCAAGAAGATGTCATTCCAAATGCCTCGAACGTTTCTCCTGCTTTAAACTTACCAATGTACTCTGCTACTTTTACTACTCGACCTACATTTTTAGGATTTACAGAAAATATTATATGAGCAATGTCACCTTCTTTACATTTCATTGTCTATCCATTTTAGTTTGTACTTTTCTTTCTTGTTAGGTTTAAATTTAATTGTTTTAGTTTTTTGCTTTTGTATCTTAGGTGCATAAGGTTTAGGTTGTTGAGGGCTTCTCGTCCGCTTCATCTGCTTTCCTAGTTTCTTCATACTTTAACATCATTGCACTTAGTTGATCTGACTTAATTAACCAACCACCTTGGTTTACAATAAAAACATCACCGGGTTTGTATAAGGGATTTTCTTTTCTATCTTTTGACTTGCCGTCTTTAGATAATCCCATTACTTCGCCGGGCCAATCACCTTCTACACGAAAGTTTTCGCCTGCTTGTGTTATGTTATAATCAACCCACATCATAATTTTACCACCATTCTAATGTCCTTCCATTTCCTGCTATGATCATACAACATGTTAGTACATGAAGTACAATCCAAAACGTGCGAAAAGCCAAAGCCTTCTTTACATCGCGTTGTGATATAGGAAGAAACTCTGGCTTATCATTGTCTGTAAGACCAACGGGCATACCAACGGTTCTAGCCCATGTTGTGAGCCAGCGCCGTTGCCCGCTCATTACATGTCGTTCTTTTTGTCTTGGATCTCTGCGCGACGAGCTTTAGTTAGCTTGCCTAAGTCACCAAGTGCTTTACGTGCTCGTGCTGCTGCTGCCTTAACACCTTTGTCTTCAAAAGTTTCTGACTCTGTTAGATAATTGTTAAATGCTTGCACAATTTGATCGTGCTGTGATAAATCACTCATAGTTTCTCTCCTGTGATATGTTCATAAATTTCCTTCCAGGTTGTAGCTTTAAACATACCTTCTGGAAGTTCTTCGTGCATGTTAAATCCATGCTCTATCAGTATTGATTTTAGACCTAAGTCTTGTCCACATACTGCGTTTGATAGCTTGTCTTCAATCCAGTATAATCCTGAATCACGATACGGTTCAAGTGCTTCATCTTTCTCAGCACCGGTATCTAAACAAACTAATTCTTCAAAAGCTGTTTCACCGAACAGCTTCTCCAAATTCATTTTACGAAGTTTGTATGCATTAGGGTCTAAAGACATAGATGTAATGCAACGGAATACATATCCGTGTTCTTCGTGTAATCGTTTAACGTAATACATAGCGTCACGTAGTGCTGGTAGAAATCCCATAGCGGCACTTTCATTGAATATCTTTACGTGCTTAACTGCTTCATTGCGAGAAATACCAAAACGTTTTGCAATATCATATTGATGATTGCCATTTTCAATCTGTGTATATCCACGCTGTTCTAGCCAACAACAGAAAGCGTATTCCCAATTCATAATAACGCCATCGCAATCTGTAAGAATTACTTTGTTGTTGTATTTGATATTTCGCATTAAATGCCTCATTCTTGTATTACTTAATTATGTTATTAGTATACAACGGAATTAGACACTTGTCAACCTTTAATCTGCAAAAACAGTATCCGACCCAGTTTCAGCAATAGTTGCTGCAAAGCGTGAATGTCCAGAAGTAGCATCGCCCTGTCTATGTACCGGCTTACTGTCAACATAGACTGTTTCCGAAACTTCTGCAGCCGAGTCGCCACAGTAGGTCTTGTCGCCTTGTCTTACTACTGGTTTCGTGTTAATAAACACAGTAGCCGATCCATCTCTATATGCAGTTTTATGGAATGGTGGGTTAGACTCATTGTCACGATGACCAGCGTGACTATCTAAATCTACTCTAACTATTCCTGGCATAATACATTCCTCTTGTGCATGTATTTATCGACGCACATTGTGGAGCGTTAAACTAACTGTATTCCGCTAGTTTGTGATGTGTATTGCTTGCCAATTTCTACTTCAGTTTTGGCAACACAACTTACTGCATGTGCTTGTAATACAAACTTTTGTTCAGGAGATACACCAAACATAAAAGGTGCTAATGCTAGGCCCTGCTCTTGTATAATAAGAACCATTGGCTTACGTAAAGTAAAGCTTTTGGCATCTTCTGTATCAAGACGTGCTACAAGTTCTTCGCCTGAATTTAATTTAAAAGAGACTGTGTCTCCGACTTTATAGGGTGCTTCAATTAACATTATAGTGAGTATCCTGTTCCGTTATAGTTAGTTTCTTCTAAGTATGTGCCTAGCTTATCGTAGCCACCGATATTTTCATCATTTACTTTAATCTGTGGAAACGTTCTTGCTCCTGGAAACTTTTCCAGTACTTCTTCTCGAGTAAAGTCCGTACCTAATTGTTTATAGGTATACTCTAACTGTCGAGACTCGCACAGTGCCTTTGCCATATCGCAAAAAGGGCACTGTGGCTTGCCGTATATTTCAATCATAAACTAAATCCTTTAAAGGTGTCTGTTGATACATCCTGTTTAGTGCCGCCACTAACGTAAGATGTTATTTCTGTTTCTTGTGGAGCAACTTGCACTTCACTACCACTAATCCATTTTTGTGTCCACGGCAGAGGATTAGTCTTTGTAATGTATGGGCTTTTTAGATTTACATTAGTCATTCGACGTGTGCAAATCCATTCAATGTATCCACTCAACAACTCTGTGTTAAGTCCAATCATTGATCCATCTTTAAACAAATACTCTGCCCAAGCCTTCTCTTGATCAACTGCATCAACAAACATTTGAATACATGCTTCTTCTGTTTCTTCTGCAATCTTTACATAGTCTGGATCGTCTTTCTTAAGAATCTTTAGCAACATCTGTGTGCTTGCTAGGTGCAAGTTCTCGTCACGGGCAATAAGTTTAATAATCTTAGCATTGCCTTCCATTTGCTTCATCTCTGCAAACGCCCAGCTACATGCAAAGCTTACGTAGAAACGCACACCTTCAAGAATGTTAACACTCATTAGTGTAAGCCACAACAATTTCTTTAGTTCATAAAGATCAACTGTGATCTTCTTGCCGTTAACAGTATGTGTGCCTGCACCTAGCAACTTGTACCAGCGTGTAGTTTCAATAAGGTCATCATAGTACTTGCTAATGTCTCCAGCACAATCTGCAATCTCTGCAATGTCTAGCATCTCATCAAAGATTTTACTAGGGTTGTTGTACACGTTACGAATAATATGTGTGTACGAGCGTGAGTGAATAGTTTCTGAGAACGTCCACGTTGTAATCCAGTTCTCAATCTCTGGCAAACTTACAATAGGCGAAAATGCTTCTACTGGTGCACGACCTTGTACACTGTCAAGTAGAATCTGACGCTTTAGGTTGCTTGTAAAGATATGTCGTTCGTGATCACTAAGGGCTTTAAAGTCTTTGCTGTCCTTAGTCACGTCAACTTCTTCTGGTCGCCAAAAGAATCCTAATTGCTTATCTGTAAGTCCGTCAAAGCTTTTGTACTTCAGTGTATCATAACGCTGAATTGTAGGACCGCCCGTTGGGTCCAGGAATGCTAATACTTTTGTATGGTCTGCTTTGTTTGCAGTGTTAAAAACGCTCATGTATCTCTTACCCTTATGTGTATAATATACTATAACATGCCCCGAAGGGCGTGTCAAGTTTTAAATGTGACAGCTCTCGCACTCTTCGTCGTCTACCTCAACAACTTCAAGTTCGCCCATCATCTTGTTAACATCAACTTCGCCTTGTCCGTCATTGGTGTTAAAGTAGTACAACTGCTTGCCACCTAGCTTGTAGAACATCAAAAGATGCTGCAACATTGTACTCATTGGAATCTTTTCATCTTCAAAGTAAATTGGATTGTAGCTAGTGTTAACACTAATGCCTTGATCAATATACTTCTGTAGCACAGCCATAATTTTAATATAACCTTCTGGTGACTGTTGATCCCATAGTAGGTCATACTTGTTCTTTAAACGCTTGTACTCAGGAACAACTTGCTTT